CACGTTTTCCATCCAAGCTGTCATAGTAATTGTCACAGTATCAGATGCTCCATTTGCATGGTTGAGCTGGTTCAGTTCTGAGATATTAATAGAACCCAAAGCAATGTAATCTCCCAAAGGAATATCAGATGCTTGACGGGGGTTCAGATAAGGCAATCTCATCATTGCACCCTGAGAGGTACAGGGATCCAAGTAAACATGTGGTCGCTGAGAAGCTTCTACAAAATCTTGGATAACTCCTGATCTTATTCGTGTTAACGAATCATACTCTATCAAGGGTGTATAAGAACAAATGGCCCTGCCATAAAGAAAGGCATTTCCATTCAACATAAACTTCAAACAAAGCTCACCTTGCAACAATCGGTAATTAGCTATCCTCGTCACGATAGTGGGATGGTTTAAAAACAAATCCCATGGACTAAAACTAGAATTAAGTGTAGGTCCACCAATTGTCATTCAACACTTCCAATGTTGATGGGACGAGACAGAAATGTTCCCATAGGAACATCCTGTGGCATTGACAAACTACGTGTTGTTTCCAACGGGGTGTAGGTGTCATGCGTAAAACCTGAATTCGCATCAGAAAACGTTAGATTCTCACGAGTCAACAATTCCGGTGCAACTTCAGTTCCAGCTTGGGGCTCTACAGGTGGATCATCATCTAAATATGTAATATACAAAGAACTAAATGTAAACATGAATGATATAAAAGCCACTTGTAAATTCTCCCAAAAACTGGTCACTTCCTCCGAAGCTACGGGTAGGTTAAAACCGCATATACCTATATTGGATCTAAGACTTCGCGGATCCATTAAACGCCAATTAAAGAAAGGAAATGATTAGACCGATGTTGTTGACTCAGTATCGGTCCCACTAACTGAGGATGAATATTTTGTTTTCCAAAAGAGCACACGGTCATCAAAGGAGTGCTCTACGGCAGGAACAGGAAGGCCAACTTTTTCACAGACCTTCTTCATTTGTTCCTGTCGGGTTTCATAGACATTTCGTCCATGGGCAAACCATTCGTGCATCGCGGTTTCTATACACGAAATGGCAACCTGCTCTTTAGTTTCGGTCTTTGACCTAAGGTTAGCATGTAAAGATTTGAAAATGGACATTTCATCCAACTTCCCTATCTCACAATCTATCTCAGGAATGTACATATTTTTCCGTTTTAGAAAATCTACATCCTCTTGATTCATGAACTCTCTTATTTCACTCTGTTTATCAGGAGAAGTAATCTTCATTTTGTGTCTCGCTAGGAAATCCCTATAAGACACCGAATTAAACTTACGAAAATCAGGATGCACACTCCCTATGAAATCATCTCCATAGGTCAAAGCTGCTACAGCAGAACG